GCCGCGATGAGCGGCAACCCGAATCTGAACCCGGAGCAGGGCGGTTACACCGTCCCCACCACCCTGGCGTCGCAGATCCTGGAAGCGCTGAAGGACTTCGGCGGCATGCGCCGTGTGGCCGACGTGTTCAGCACTGCCGGCGGCGAGCCGATGCAGTACCCGACCAGCGACGGCACCTCGGAAGAGGGCGAGATCGTCGCGGAGAACCAGTCGGCGACCGACGAAGACGTCGCGTTCGGTACGAAGGGGCTGACCGTTCACAAGTACAGCTCCAAGGTGGTCACCGTGCCGTGGGAGCTGTTGCAGGACACCAGCGCGGATATCGAAGGCTTCATCACCAATCGGCTGCAGACGCGCTTGGGCCGCGTCACCAACCGTCACTACACCACGGGCACCGGTGTTGGTCAGCCCATGGGTCTGATCACCGCCGCCAGCAACGGCCGGATCGGCTTGGTGTCGGCGATTCCGCAGATCCTGTACGACGACCTGATCGACCTGGAACACAGCGTCAACACCGCCTACCGGGCCAACGGCAAGTGGATGTTCCACGACGACATGCTGAAGATGGTGCGCAAGGTGAAGGACGAGACCGGCCGCCCGATCTTCGTGCCGGGCTACGAGCAGGGCAATCCCGGCGGCGCCCCCGACCGCTTGCTCAACCGCGATATCGAGATCAACCAGCACATGGCCAGCCCGGCAGCAGGCGCCCGATCCATCGCGTTCGGTGACTTCAGCTACTACAAGATCCGCGACGTGATGGCGGTGACGCTGTTCCGCTTCAACGACTCTGCCTACGTGAAGAAGGGGCAGGTGGGCTTCCTTGCCTGGATGCGCAGCGGCGGCAACCTGATCGACGTCGGCGGCGCCGTCAAGACCTTCCAGCACGGCGCCGCGGCCTAACGGCCAGCGCGGGCCATCAGGGGGCGACCTTCGGGTCGCTCCCCTCTTACCAGGAACAGACCATGGCAAAGCAGAAACCACAGCCGGCACCCACTGGCGAGCCCACGGACGTCGCGCCGGGCGATGCACCGTCCGTGGAGACGGCAACCGCGCTCGACACCGCCGGCGAAGGTTCGTCCCTCGATCCCGGGGCAGCGTTGATGGAGAGCCCGCCAGAGGTGGCGAACGGGGCCGCCGATGGCAGCGGAGTGCCCGGTCCTTCGGCGGCGACGACCGATGCGCCGCCGGCACCGGAGGCACGCGAAACGGTGCTGGCGCTGGTGTTGAGCGACGGTCCATTCGGCCGCTGCGGTGATGTGCGCGAGTTCGACGCGGCACATGCCGCTGACATTGAGGCCGGCGGCTTCATCGACACCCACCCCAACGCGGTCGCGTCGGCAGAAGGGAGCTGATCCATGCTGCGTACGCGAATCGCAGCCACTGAAGAGCCGGTGTCGCTGGAGGAAGCGAAAGCGCACCTGGCAGTGATCCACGCCGCCGATGATCTGTTGATCGGTGCCATGATCGTGGCGGCTCGCGAAGTGGTGGAGCGGGCCACGGCCTACGCGCTGGTGGTGGCCAGCTACGAATGGACCCCCGCGGGCGAGCGATGCACGCCCTTGCCGATCGAGCCGGGCACGGTCACCAGTGCCGCCGGAGATCGCCCGGTGATGTTTGACACCGTACCCGGCCCAGTGCCGGCGCCCCTGCGCGCGGCAATTCTGCTGCTGGTGGGCGACCTGTACGCGAATCGGGAGGCTGGCATCACCGGCACCATCCATGTGGAGAACCCCACGGTGGATCGCCTGATGTTCCCCTACCGACGGGTGTCCCCGTGAGGCGGGCGGGGAAGTACCGGCACCGCATCACCCTGCAGGCATTCACCGTGGTGCGCGATCCGCTCGGCGGCGATACCAAGACCTGGGTGGATTGGCACAAGGATGTGCCAGCCGAAGTCGTGCCACTCTCTGGCCGCGAGTTCACCGCGGCAAGTGCCGAGCATGGGCAGGTGACCGTGCGGATGGAAATTCCGTATCTGGCGGGCGTTCTGAACACGATGCGGGTGACCTTCGACGGGCAGGCGTACGCGATCCGGGCAGTGCTGCCGGACCCCACCGCCAGAAGCCACATCAACCTGATGGTGGACTCCGGGGTGTCCGATGGCTGAGCCGGTCGAAGTTCGTGGCTTGGCGGGCCTGCTCGCTTCGCTGCGGGAGCTGCCCAAGGAAGTCAGGGGCAAGCCTCTGCAGGTTGGCATGCGAAAAGGCGGCAACCTGATCCGCGATGAGGCCCGCCATCGCGTCCCGCAAGCGTCTGGCTTCCTGGCGACCCAGATCGTCGTGCGCCGGGCAAACGCGAAGAACCGTCGCAAGGCGGGCGTGGGCACAGACGGTGAGTACTACACGGTGGGCGTCCGTACCGGTAAGCGGGTCAAGTACGCCAATACCAAGCGCAACCGGCGGATGCGGCGCGCCGGCAAGCTCTACGAGCAGAGCGGTTGGGCGTACTACTGGCGCCATGTGGAGTTCGGCACGAAGAAGATGGCCGCCCAACCGTTCCTGACGCCGGCAGCGGAGGCCAGAGGACCGCAGGCCGCACAGGTGATCATCGACGAGACGGTGGCCGCCATGGACAAGCTGATGAAGGCAAGGGGGTGGAAATGATGGTGCCGTTGATCCAGTCGATTCTGGAAGCCAGCGCGCCGGTGCGCGAGCAGCTTGGCGATGATCCCATGCGGCTTTGGCCCAGGATTGCACCCGAGGGCGCCAGGCTGCCTTACGCAACCTGGGACGTTGTGGGCGGGGGACCTCTTCCGCAGCTCTCCGACCCGCCGCCGGCCGATGGCTGGCGTGTCCGCATTGTGGTGTGGGGCGGCAGCGCCACCGAGGCCAACGCTGCGGCGGTGGCCATCCGCGGCGAGATCGAGCGGCGCGGGAGTATCGAGTCCTACAACCCTACGCCTGACGATGACGACACAGGCGCCTTCGGCATTTCTTTCGACGTGCGGCTACTGGCCATCCGGTAGCCACTCACCACTGCAACCCAGCCGCCGGCGCAAGCCGGTCTTTTTGTGCCCGGCGACCGGGCCCCATCCGAGAGGTAAACCCCAATGAGCGTTATCAAGTCCAAGCATACCCAGCTGTTTATCGCTATCGCTGCGGCGGAGGTCATCAAGGTGACCCGCCTGCGTTCGGTCGGCTTCCCTGACGGCCAGGCGTCGGAAATCGACATTTCCGACTTCGATGATGACTGGGACCAGTTCGTTGCCGGCCGCAAGGCAACCGGCAGCACCAGCATCGAGATCAATTACGACGCCGCCGACCACGAGAAGATCGAGGCACTGCATACCAGCGGCGCCGTCGTCGATTTCCTGGTCACCGCGCCGAAGTCGGAAACCGCAGGCGTTGAGAAGCCCGTGGCTGTGGATGGCGTGATCACGCCGCCCACCGACGTCGTGTCCAAGCAGTTCAAGGGCTTCGTTCAGAACTTTGCGGTCCAGGTGGCCGACAACGATATCTGGAAGGCCACCATCACCATCCGCGGTTCCGGCGCAGTCATCACCCACCGCCCGGCGCCCTGATCGCGTCAACGGCGCTCTCTCTTTCGGCCCGCCTCGGCGGGCCTTCTCTTTGGTTGGGCGCGCGGGAAACCCCGCGTGTTAGCCGTGCGCGGCCTGCGCGCCCAGCCACCACTTCAGGAAACGGCCCATGAGCAAGACCAACGAAATCGCGACGGACAGCATCGCCACCCCGCAGACCGTGCTGCAGGCTTTCACCAGCTTGGGCATGTTCGCGTCCAAGGACGTGCACGCTGATACCGTCACCCTCGCGAATGGCGACAAGGCACAGTTCTATGTGCGCGAACTGCCGGACGCGGAGTTCCGCAAGCTTTTCCAGGATGGCGACCGCGCCAAGCTGATCGCCGCCACCATCTGCGACGAGGACGGCAAGCCGGTTATGACCGACAAGCAAGCTGCTCAGCTCAAGCCGCTGGTCGCCGCCGAGCTGCAGCAGGTCGCGATGAAGCACTCCGGCTTCGGCGGGAAGGCCGCTGACGCCCAGGCCGAGGCGGGAAACGGCTAAGGCAGCGCGGCGAGGATTGGTTCTGGCACGTGCTGGCCGGTCACCTGCACCGCACGGTGTCCGAGCTGCGAGCGACCATGTCGCGCCGCGCGTTTCTGGAATGGTGGGAGTTCCACAAACGGAACCCCATCGATCCAGTCAGCCTGCACATCAAGCCGGCCGCCTTCGCTGCCTTCACTACCGCCGCGCACAGCCAGGCTGGCACCAAGCGTGGCATGCAGGACTTCATGGACGTGTTGGTGCCCCGGTCGGATGAGGACGAGGCCCAGGACTGGTTCGACAACTTGGGATGACCCATGGCTGACACTTTCGGGCGCTTTGCGGCGCAACCCATCGGCCCGTTGCTGGCTGCGCGTTTTGGCGGACTGACGCTGGCCACCACTGCGGCCGCCGACCTAAGCCGCATGGCACGCTCGGACTTCGCGCTCAGCACCGGCACCGCCGGCGTTGAGTTCGCTGTCTGGGGTGACGACGTACTGGCCGCCATGGTCGGCGTCGTCTCGCCGGCCGCGCCGCTGGAGGCACACCCCGGGGCCAGCGCTGCGGGCATCGGCTGGGAGTTGGCCACCGGGCGAGTGCTGCAGGGCAACGGCGCGATCGCCAGCGGGCTGCCGTTGGCCAAGCACGGTGACATGGTGGGACTGCGTTTGACCTTCGGCAGCCCCACCGTACTGCAGCTGTACGTCAACGGCACTCAGGTACACCAGCGGGAGATCAACCTAGCTGGTCCATTGCACTTCGCCGCGACGCTCTCCGCGACCAAGGCAGATGGGTTGTGCATGGCGGTGAACGCCGGCCAGTGGGCAGCGCGCAGTGCCGCCGCAGAAGCCGGCTGGCGGCTCCCTGGCGCCGCGTCCGGCATCACTCGCCTGGCTGACATAGACTGGCTCACCGCGCCCGGGGACAGCCCTGCCAATGCCCGCTACGAAGGGTTGCTCGCGGACGGGCTGAGCCTAATCAGCGAGATCAACTTCTGGCCCTGGGGCGGTGACCCCGTGAGTCAAACCAGTGCGGCAGAGTGCGTCGTGCTGGATGCCGACGGGCTGCTGGATGACCTGGCGCTCAGCGGTGGCGCCGGTCTGCCCGTACAGATCCGCGCCGGCGCCTTGGGCGGCATGCTGGCCGACGCTACCGACGTGTTCCGGTTCACGGTGGACCGGATCGAGATCAACGACGACGGCAGCAAGACCTTCCATTTCCGGGACGCTCACGACGACCTGGACGCCACCATCAACCGCGGCGTGTTCCTCCCCAACATCACCGCGCTGGCATGGAAGCCGCAGCCGGCGGTGATCGGTGCGGTGGCCAGCGTGCCGGCGATGGGCGCCAACTCGGATGCGACGGCCATGTTCGTGGCCGACGGTCCGATTTACGCCGATGCCGTCATGGACCGGGCCGACCTGATGGAGCCCGGCACGTTCACGGTGTCGCCTGACGGGCAGCAGCTGCTGATGAAGTCGCCGCCAGTCACGCCGGTGGTGGCCGATGTGTCGAGCGTCGGGCCCGGGCAGCAGCCTGCCAAGCTGCGGCAGGCGATGGCGGACGTGATGGGGCGCCTGGGCAAGGCCGCATGGTCGGCGGCCGATTGCTCGGCCATTGACGCGGCCACAGGCTATGCCGGCATCGGCTACTACGCCGGTAACGCGGTGACCGGTCGCGACGCCATGAACGCCATGCTGCCCAGCTATGGGGTGGGGTGCTATCAGGATCCGAACGGGGTTCTGCGGTTCGCCCGCGTCGTCGCGCCTGAGACGTTCGACGGCCCGCCCGCGTTCAACCTGAGCGGGGACGACCTGGCCGAGGATCTTCTGGCTGTCCCCGACGACGCCCCGAACCTGACGCGCCGCATGGCCCACCGGCCCAACGCGCAGGCGCTGGCCGCATCGGACATGGTCACCGACGTGGTGGACGTGCCGCAGGCGCGCCGCGACGAGCTGTCCGGGCTGTTCCGCGCTCAGGTGTACGGCGGTGCGCCGCTGCACCCGCACTACCGGAGGGCCGATTCGGCCGACCCGGTGATCTCCCTGTTCTGGGATGCAGGGGATGCGCAGGCGGAAATCGAGCGCGTCGTGGCGATCTACCGCACGCAGCGGTTCTTCTACCGCATCAGCGTTCGCGGCGACCAAAACCTGGCGCCGCAGCCCGGGCAGGTGGGCCGGCTGACCTACCAGCGGTATGACCTGCACGACGGCAAGCCGGTGCTGGTCCGGCGCGTCGAGCGCAACCCTGCCACGGGGGACGTGGTATTGACGGTGTGGGGGTGATGCGGTGCTGATTGGCTATGGAATTCCACCGGCGTCCGTTGCCCTGGTCGGCGGCACCTGGCTCACCGACGATGGGGGCGCCGCGCTGTTCGACGGCAGGCCGGCGCGTCGGGCACGCATCGCGCGTACCGGAGCGCTGGCCATCAACATCACCCTGGCTGAGGCCATTGTTCCGGGCATCATCGCGGTCCTGGGCCTGAACGTGCCGCCGGGCGTGCTGGTGACGGCCGCCGGGGCCAGCGCTACGACCATTCGCCTGCCCGACGGCAGCGTATGCGCCTGGCTGTTTCCCACGGGCAAGGCCTTGGTCAGCGCCGTGGCCGTCACCATCGCCACCGTCGTGACCAATGTGGACGTGGGCGAGATCGCAGTGTTTAGCGCGGTTGACGTGGGCATCGCGGACGGCTGGGCGGTGGCACGCATCGATAGCAGCGTGCACACCCGGACCAAGGGCAGTCAGGTCAACACGGTGCCGGGGCCGACCTATCGGAAGCTGACCGCCACGCTAAGCGGGCGGGCGACCGAAGTGGCCCGCAACGGAGGCTTGGCCGGCACCGACTGGGAGGTAGTGGGGGTCGCGCTCTCCGGTCGTCGGCGCGGCTGCGTGGTGCCGCAGTACCGGGACATGATGACCAAGGCATTCGACCCGGTGCTGGCCGCGCGCACCGCGCTGTACGGCTACGCGACCCAGTTGCCGACGGTGGAGAACATCAGTCGGCAGTACTTCACCGGGTACATCGAGTTTGAGGAAGTCCCAGCGTAGTTGTTTCGCTCACAGGCTGGGCGGGTGACAATCCGCATTCCTCACAACTGGAAGCAAGGATGATCGAACACACCAGCAGAGTGGAAGCGCCGGACGACGAGCCGCCCTCTCCACCCAACGAGCTGCCAACGCGCGCTGGCGACGGCCTAGAGGATATCGGGCGGCTAATGCTCTTTCTATCCATCGTCGCCGGTGGCGTAGGAATCTTCGCCTTTGGCCGGATACCAAGCGTGACGCGCTGGGGCATCAGCTACGAATGGCATCCGCTCGCAGTCCTGGCGGTGCTGGTCGGTGCAGTGTGGGCCGTCGCATTGTCGTGGGCGGTCTACAGGCTGGGAACGTCGCTGCGTTGGCTTGAGGCCATCGGTCGAAAGCTCGATATCAAATAGTCGCGTAGCCCGTTGGGGCTCCGCTGTGACCAGGCCCGCCAAGCGCGGGCCTTTTTTATGGACGGAATATGGCCCTCTACACTCTGACCGTCGACCTGCTCGCCGAAACCGGCAGCTTTGAGCGCGACCTTGGCAAGGCCGCGCGTGCTTCTGATCGTTCGGCGCGGGCCATGCGGCAAATGCAACGTGAGGTGTCGGACAGCTTCGCGCAGGCGGCGCGCGACGCGAAGGTGTCAGTTACAAGCATCGACGTCAGCATGGCTACGCTGGCCAAGGGCTTCGGCGCGATCGGCGGCGGCGCGATCTTGGGGATGTTTATTGCGGAAACCGTGGCTGCCCAGAACGAGCTGGCGCAGCTGAATGCCGCGCTGAAATCGACAGGGCAGGCAGCTGGGTTCAACAGCAAGCAGCTCACGGACATGGCCGACAAGATGGCCAAGGCGACGATTCAGTCGTCCGGCGAAATCGTAAACGCTCAGACGCGGTTGCTTTCCTACACCAGCATCGTAGGCGAGAACTTCCCCCGCGCGCTGCAGCTGGCGATCGACCAGTCGGTGCGCCTGGGTGAGAACATCACGCAGTCGGCGGAAACAATCGGCAAGGCTCTGGAATACCCCACCGAGGGCATTTCTGCCCTGACAAAACAGGGCTTTCGGTTCACCGAGCAGCAGAAGGATATGCTGGCGTCCCTGGTCGAATCCGGGCGCTTGGCCGAGGCCCAGGCCATGGTCATGGGAGTTATGGAAGAGTCCTACGCGGGTGCCGGCAAAGCCGCGCGCGAGACGTTGGGCGGAGCGCTGATCGGGCTGAAAGAATCTTTCAACGACCTGCTGGGCAGCCAGGCCCAGAGTGGCGGCATTGCTGCGGCAACCGCTGCGATCAACTCCTTTGCGCAGAATCTTGATGTGGTTGCTGCGGCCGCCGTACCGTTGGGCGTTGGGCTCGGGGTCTTCTACGCCGGGGGAAAACTGGTCAAAGGGATAGCTGTCCTGAACGGGCTATGGGCCACCAATGCGATGGTGGCCAACCGCGCTGCCGTTGGCATGATGGGCATGGTGCCCGCCACGGTGAGGCTTACTGCTGCGCAGACGGCGGCGCGTGTCGCAGCGCAGGGGCTGTCCTCGGCCTACGCCGCTCTAGGCGGGCCAATAGGGATTGCAGCGGCGATTGCAACTGCAGGCGCTGCGTGGTGGATGGTGCGAGATAGCACGAAGGCTGCCGACGAAGCGCTGATCGACTACAACGGCACGCTGAGCGAGACGATCGACAAGTTCCGCGAGCTGGGGAAGCAAGAGCAAGCCGGCGAGCTTCTCCGCCTCCAGCGGGATATGAAAGACGGCTACGACGAAATCTCAGCGTCGATCGACCGCATGGTGGGCGTCGCCAACTCCGAGATCGGCGGGCCGCGCTGGCGCGAATACGCGGCACAAGTACACGCACTGCGAGAGGAATTCAGGGCAGGCGGAATTGACGCGGGCAAGTTCGGTCAGGCTCTTGCGGACGCGAACGCTCGACTGCTCGATGGCGCGCCGGCTGCAAACCGCGTGCGCGATACCTTCGTCGCACACACGGCCACGACGCAGACGCTTAGCCGGGAATATGAGCGGCAGAATCAGCTGCTCGACAGCTTCGTGGGTGCCAGCAAGGATGCGGAAAAACAGACGGACGCAACCACTGCGGCGCTCAACCGCCAAGAGGTGGCCTCGAAGGCTGCGGCCGACGGCATCAACCAGCACCTGAAGTCGCTGCAATCAAGCGTCGAAAGCCAGCTGGTCAACCTGGTGCGGCTGAAGCAAGGCGCCGAGGCCGCCTTCATGGTTGACGTCGGGCAGAAGATCAACGCCGCCGGCGGCGTCGACAAACTCAGCGCAGAACAGCGTGCCTCGTACAACAAGCAGATCGCCCAAGGCCTGAGCCTGATTCGGCAGACCGAGGCAGCGCAGAAGGCCGCGCAGGCCACCAAGGCGGGTGATAAGGCTGCTGTCAAGGAGCAGAAGGCGGCGAATGATGCGCTGGAGCGCTATCGCAAAGAGGCCGAACTGGCGGCGGCCGCGATGGCTGGGCCGCTCGATGAGGCGATGGCCAAGCACCTGCAGAACATGGCCGAGTACAACGGCGCGTTGGCCAAGGGCAACATTGCCCAGGCCGACGCAAACGTTCTGATGGGGCAGAGCGCATTGGAGTACGCCAAGGTCGCGGCGCAGGCCGAGCAGGCCATGGGTGGGCCGGAGCTGCTGATTGCCACCATGGGCGGCGAGCTGGCAATGCTGGGCAAGGTGGGGCGTGCGCGGGAGCTGTACCGCCGGCAGCTGATGAACGAGCGCGACATGCGCCAGGAACTGCAGAAGGCAGTCGAGGCTGCCGGCGGCAAGGAAGCGCTGGCGCTGGCCAAGGGTGTGGGCAGCTACGAGCAGTACGAACGTTCGATGCTGAATGCCGCCGATGCGGCGGCGGCCCTGTCCCTACAGGTAGAGGAAGGGGCCGCCAACGTCGAGGCGTGGGCGAATGTGGTGTTGAATGGTGTGGATGGCGCCGCTGATGCCATGGCCGACTTCGTGGCCAGCGGCCTGCGTGACTTCAACGGGATGTGGGATGACCTGAAGGACACCGCAAAGCAGGGGCTGCGCGACATTGCCCGGGAGCTGCTGCAGCAGAAGCTGGTGATCCCGATCCAAACCCGGATCATGGACGGCATCAGCAACTGGGGCAGCCAAGGCGGCGGCTTCAGCATGGATAGCTTGATGGGTCTGTTCGGCGGCAACGGCTCTGCCGCTGGCGGGCAGAATGTGGGCAACATCGCCGGCCTGCTGGCCAAAGGGCAAGGGCTGTTCGGTGCGGGTGCCGCCAGCAGCGGCGCGGGCGCCGGCAGCCTGATGGGGTTTGGCAACAACATCGCCACCTTCGCCGGCGGGGGCGTCAGCGCGGCCGGCGGCTCGGCCGCTGCCGGCGCAGGGGCAGCGGGTTCTACCGCCGCGGCGGCCGTCCCCATCATCGGGTGGATCGTCGCCGGCATGATGAAGAACGCCGAGCTGTTCGACCAAGGTTGGGATATTGCCAACGGCGAAAGCTGGGCCGGCAAGATCGCCACCGCCGGTGCGGTTGGCTTGGTCGACAAGGCCCACCGCGCAGTGGGGCTCAGCGACAAGACGGCCTCGATCCTGTCCGGGTCCAGCATCCACGCCAAGCTGTTCGGCCGCAGCGCGCCGAAGATCACGGGGCAAGGCCTCACCGGCAGCTACGGCTTCGGTGGGTTCGACGGCCAGTCCTACGCGGATATCAAGGCCAAGGGTGGCATGTTCCGCAGCGACAAGAAGTGGACCCAGTACGGTTCACTTGACCCGGGCATCGACCGCACCTTCGACATGGCCGCGCGCCAGGTGCGCGGCGCCACCACGGACCTGGCCAAACAGCTGGGCGTCGACCTTTCGGGCCAGCTGGCCGGGGTGAAGGTGTCGCTGGGCAAGCTGCAGCTGTCGGCCGATTCGGCCGAGGCGAAGTCGCAGCTGGAGGCCTATCTGGGTGACATGACCGACCGGCTGTTCACCGAGGCGGTGAAGGCGGCCGGGTTCGGTGGCCAGCTGGATGGGTACTTCGAGGCGTCCGACGTCTTCTCCGCGCTCAGTGCATCCATCGCCCTGGCGGTGGGCAACGCCGACCAGCTCGGCCGCGCGCTGAATTCGATGGAGATCGAGAAGGTCAACAAGGCGGTGGACTACTTCCAGGACTTGGCCGGCGTGGCCGGCACGGACCTGGCCACCCAGATCGAGAAGGTGAGCGGCCTGCTGGGCAACTACGCCAGCCTGATGGCTGACGTCAGCACCCAGCTGCTCACGGGCGATCTGACCCAGTACCAGTCGCAGGCGCTCACGATCGAACGCACGTACCGCCAGCAGGTGAAGGCGGCCAACGACTACGCCAAGGCGCTGGGCCTGTCAGGTGCCCGCGCCGAGGACTTGGCCAAGATCGAGGCGTTGCGGGCGACGAACATGGGCAAGCTCCAGGCCCAGATCGACGCCGACAAGAAGGCGATGCGGTACGGGTTGGACACCAGCGATCTGTCGCCGCTGACCGACCAGGAGAAGCTGCAGAAGACGATGCAGGAGCTGGAGCGTGCGGTGGCCGGTGGCGACACCAGCGCCGCGCAGGCGGCCGCACAGGCGGCTCTGGGGTTTGGTCGGAACCTCTACGCCAGCGGGCAGGACTACAACGGCCTGTATGGCCAGGTCACCGGCCTGATCGACAGCATGAAGGTGGGCAACCTCGACACCGAAGACGGCACCAGCATGGGCCAGCTGGCCGACGCCATCGAGGCGCTGCCGGATAACTTCAGCCGGGCGGTGTTCGACCTGGTGGTCGAGGGGAAGGGCCAGGCCGAAACCAACGCAGCGCTGCAGCAGAGCAATGCTCTGCTGGCGGAGCAGAACCAGCTGATCCGGGACCTGCTGTCGGTAACCACCACGGGCGTACGCACCAGCAGCAGTTCGGCAATGCGCGAAGCACTCAACGCAAGGTAATTCACATGCAGGCAAGGAAAAACACCCTGATCGATATCGGGGCGGGCGCGCTTCCGTCGGTGACGCCGGCGGCGCCGCGGCGCGCATCCTGGTTCCCTACGATCTACGTCTCCCCGGACACGCCGCCTGTCGAGGGCGTGACGCCGGAGCCGGTGGCCGATGGCGTCCTGATCGAATGGGCCGCTGTCGACCAGGCCGGGGTGGTCTACATCATCGAGCGCGGCCCGACCCAGCAGGGGCCGTGGACGGAGATCTACCGCACCACCGAAACCCGCTACCTCTACAGCGATGGCAGCGGGCAGACGTGGTTCTTCCGGATCACCGCCTCGGTGCGCGGCAAGCCGGGGCAGGGCGCGGTGGTGGAAGCCACGCCGGTGCCCACCACCGAGCAGCTGATCGAGCAGCGCCTGAAGCTGGAAAAGGAGATCGCAGACCGCATCGCAGCCGATGCCAACGAGGCGGCCGCGCGCGCCCAGGGCATCGCCAAGGTCACCGCCGACCTGGTCACCGAGACGCAGGCCCGGGTGTCGGCCATCGCTCAGGCGATGGACGCCATCAGCGCCGAGTCTGCGGCCCGGGTCGACGGGCTGTTGAACGAGAAGCTGGCCCGCGAGGCGGCGATCACCGCCGAGCAGCAGACCCGCCAGAGCGAGGTGGAATCGCTGTCGCGCGCGCTTTCCGAGGTGGCCGCCGGCAGCGGCACGCAGTTCGACAGCAAGCGCATCTGGTACTTCGACCAGACCGTGGAGGGCTGGAGCGGCAACGGCGTGCCCACCCTGGCGGACGGCTGGCTGCGGCCGGCCAATGCCGCGGCCAATCCCTATGTGCAGTCGCCGGCGGCGCTGGCGATCGACGGGGCCGTGTACCGGTTCGTGAAGCTGCGCCTGCGGAAGGTGGGCACCCCGACCTGGGCGGGCGTGCTGCAGTGGACCACCACCGCCGACGGTGCGTGGAACAACGCCAAACGCCTGGTGATGGATGAACCGGTGTGGGACAGCGACGGTGTGGCGATTATGGATGCCGCCGACGTTGCGTGGTGGCCGGCTACCCTGGCGGCGATCCGGCTGCAGCCTGGCGCGGCGCAGACCGTGTCCGACTATTACCTGATCGACTGGGTGGCCATCGGCCGCCCCACGCCTGGCGCCAGCGTGGCGCTGGTCCAGGAAGAAACCCAGGCCCGGATCACCGCATTGGCGGCCGAGGCCAGCCAGCGCAACACCCTGGCCGTGCAGATGCGCGGCAACTACACCGGCAACGACTTGGCCGGGGTGACCCAGGGATTCATCGCCGACGAGCGCACGGCTCGGGTGACCGCCGACAGCGCCCAGGTCGCGCGCATCAGCACGATGGAAGCGCGTATGCCGGCCGGCAGCGGCAAGGTGGCCACCGAGGCCAGTGTCACCAGCGAGGCCCAGGCGCGCGTCAGCGGGGACGAGGCCAACGCCAGCGATATCACGGCGGTGAAAGCGCAGCTGGACGGCAAGGCCAGCGCGGGAGCGCTGGCGGCACTGGATACGCGGGTCACCCAGCAGGGCAACACCTTGTCCAGCCAAGGTTCGGCGATCACGAGCGTGACCGCTGCACTGCAGAACATCGGTGGTGACAACCTGCTCAACAACAGCAGTTTCGAGCAGCGCACCAGCGAAACCGCCGCCCCGACGGGTTGGACCACGGCGTTCTCCCAGGCGCTGACTGGCTTGGTGACCAGCTACGTGGACTCGCCGCTGCCTGGATCGGCACAGGCGTGGCGGGTAACCGGCATCGCCGCCGGCGGGTCGGTGCAGATCATCGGCTTGGCGCCTCGGGTCGGAACCAAGGCCGTGCCCGGGCAGAAGTACACCCTGAGTGCGTTTCTCCGCGGTACTGAGGCCAACGCCACGGCACTGCTGATCGTGTGGTTCTACAACAGCGCCGGTGTCGCGCTGTCTACCAACGTCAGCCAGGCGTTCAACCTGAGTGCTACCGAGTGGCGCCGCTTCACCTACACCCCGACGGTGGCGGCCCCGGCAGGGGCAGCGGAGGTGCGTGTCCAGCTGCGGCTACAGACGTCCACCGCCGGCGCCTATGCCTTGGAGGCGGACAACGCCCAGCTGCAGCAGGGTGAGGCTGCCACGCAGTGGTTGCCCAGCATCAGCGAGACGGCCGCCACGGTCGCCGCGAACGCGGCAGCCACGAGCTTGCTGGACGGGCGGGTGACCCTCATGGGGGAAACCGTCACCGCCCAGGGCCAGGCGCTCACGTCGGTCACCGCCCAGCTGCAGAATATCGGCGGCGACAACCTGCTGCCGAACAGCTCGCTGGAAGAGCGGACGTCCGACGGTGCGGTGCCCATGCGGTACGTCACCAGCTCCAGCGGAACGTTCACCGTCAGCTACGTGGATTCGCCGTTGCCTGGTTCAACCAAGGCGCTGCGCATGTTCCGCGCCGGTGCCGACGGTGGCGCCTACCTGGGGATCGAGCTGCAGGCGGCGGATCGGCCGAAGGTGATCCCGGGGAAAAAGTACGTCAGCACGGTGTACGCGCGCGGCCCCGCCGGGCAGCGCATGGATGGGTACATCCAGTTCCTTACGGCTACCGGGGCGGGCAACGGCACGATCCAGGTACAGTTTGCCGTCACCGCAGACTTCCAGCGTTACGTGCTGGTCAGCCCCTACGCAGCGCCTGCCGGCTCGGTGGCGGCGCGTGCCATCTGGCGGGCTCACAATTCCGGGACCCCGGGTGACCTCGAGCTGACGATCGACAACATGCAGTTCCAGGAAGGGGAGGTGCCCACGGCATGGATGCCAAGTGGCAGCGAGCTGGCAGCTGCCAGCGCGGCGAACGCCTCGGCGACCAACGCGCTGACCAGCCGGGTGACCTCGGCAGAAGGGTCCCTGATCTCGCTGGGGCAGTCGGTGACGAGCGTGAGCGCCACGCTGAGCGGGCTTCGCACGGTTGGCGACAACATGCTGCCCAACAGCGACTTTGCCGACGGGGCCGTGTGGTGGCAGGTAGGCGGCGCGCCGCTTCCGGTGTGGAGCGGGACGAACGGCGACGGTAAGGCTGGGTTCCTGCTCGACAAGACCAGCACGGCCACCAACCCGGCCCTTGCGGCGAACACCGCTCAGTGGTTCCCCAGTCGCGGGGTCCGGCGCTATCGGGCGGTCGTGCGCGCGCGGGGCGTATCGGGCGCCATGAACCTGATGATGCGGCTGGAGCGAAGGAATCGCGAAACGGGGGCCACCAACAACAACGACAAGACGCTCACGCTCACGACAAGTTTCGCCACCTACACGGTGGACTTCGATGCGGTCGACGCGACGGTGGGTTCGGTCCGGCTGTGGGCATATTGCTGGCCCAACGTTGCCGCCATCCGCATCGACCGGGTGGAGCTGTACGACGTCACCGAGCAGGTCACCGGTGAAGCGAACGCTTCCGGCCTGTCGTCGCTGACCGCCACCGTTACCCAGCAAGGTGGGCTGATCACCGCGCAGGGAACGCGGATCGACAGCGTGCAGGCGCAGGTCGATGGGAAGGCCAGCGCCCAGGCGCTGCTGCAGTTGGATGCCAGGGTGAGCGCCAGCGCGGCAGGCGGCGGCAACCTGCTGGTTAACAGCACTTTCGCCTCAGACATCGAGGGCTGGCGGTGGGCGTGGAATCCGGGTGGCTGGAATGCAGAGCGCGACATTGCCGGTCAAGGCTGGGCGCCTCGCGGTGGACACAACGTCGGCATGTTCCGGAGCGGCGTGATCGGACAGGGCAATTATGGGGTGCTCTACATCAAGGACACATTCCCTTGTACGGCTGGCAAGAGGTACATGTTCTCCGCTCGGCTGGCAGGGCACCGTAGCCTCTACGCTGTCGGGCTGCGGTTCTTCGACGGCGCCGGGACAAACATCCTTGAAGTGCGGTCGGCTTGGACGGATTCGGCAGTGGTGGGCAACAACGGTGGTTGGGCGTTGGGCAATTGGATTGAGGCTGTAGCGTCTGCGATTGCTCCGGGGAACGCCGTTACGATGGACTGCGGCGTGTGGGGCGACGGGCGAGGAGAAGCGGACCCATATGTGTGGATGACCCAGCCGATGCTGGAGCAGGTGGCGGCTGACAAGACTACGCCGTCTCCTTGGTCGCCTGGTGGAAGTGAGAGCTTTGCATCTGCGTCGCTCTATACCGACGTCAATGGCGTGATCGGCGGATTGGAGACGAAGAACAATGGCGTCAGGACTGAGTTCAATATTCGGTCCGATGTGCTTCGGGTACTCGCTCCCAATGGTGCCGACGGCATGGAGTGGCAAAACGGGTATCTGCGCGTGTACCGAGGCAACTCCCAGCGGATCATCGGCAACGGGTTCGGCGTCCCCGGCGAAGGGCTCGTGGACTACTTCGGGCCCAACGTGGGCGCAGCGGCGGCTAGCAAGGCCAACGCGACGATGTGGATGGACGACGGGGGGAATGCCTACTGGGGTGGTTCACTCGCGGCCGGTGTGCTGCGCAACGCGGTGCAGACCACCACGACGATCACGGTGGGTACGTCGGTCACGACCGGCATGTTCAGCACCAACGGCCGAAACAAGGCTGTGACCATCGGGTTCTCGCGCCGGCATAGCCGGATCAAGACGGCCCTGGGCTCGCAGGGCTTTGTCGCTGGCGCCGGCGCCAACGGGGCAACCATCAACGTCTACCGGACCATCAACGGTCAGGGGGAAGTGTTGTGGCAGCAGTTCGGGGTGGGCGGCAGCGTCGAAATTCTCAACGAGTTCGACGGCCCCGACCGGGCCACCTCGACCTGGGGCGGGTCGATCTCGATCAACGACCCCGCCGATGGCTCCACCCAGCGGTCGTACCGGGCCGAGGTGGTGGGCTTCACCGAGCAGACCGTTACCCATCAGTCTGGTTCGTTCGACCAGCAGACGATCACCCAGAGCCTTTCGCTGGTGTCGATCGAGCAGTAACCGCTGACGCGGCGGCCAGCGATCTTGCCGCCGCACACCTGGAGATATCACATGGAATTTCGCGCCAAACTCAACATGGAAATGAAGACCGCAGACCAGCCCGGCGTCGTGACGCTGAGCTTTGTACCGGTCACTGCGGGTGTGCCTCAGATCAGCATGACGGTGCCGCCGGCCGACGCCGCCGGCCTGGTGGTGGGCAAGGTCTACAAGTTCACCGCCGTGGAGGATGCCGAGCAGCCCCAATAATGGTTGTCGGCGGCGACCTAGACATGACGCTGTAGCGCAAGTCGTCATCGTCGAAAATAAACTGTTCAGGAAGACAGCAGCCGACGTTCTCTGCCCGCTGCTAATCTTGCGTGCGCCGGGGGGCCGAAATGATGAAGGAACACCATGGCTTTACAGGCAATAGCGTACGTAAGTGATGCTCTTTCCGGCCTTTCCATTGACAAGGTCGACGATCTGTCTCGAGCCGCTGCTGCTCAAAACAAGACCGCTGGAGTCACGGGCATCCTGCTGTACGACGGCAAGCGGTTTTTGCAGTACATCGAGGGGCCAGAGGACGGAACTTCCCTTGTGTACTCAAGGATTCTCAACGCAGGCAGTCACTTGAATGTGATTGAACTCGCACGGGGAAGCGTTTCCGAGCGACGCTTCCCGTATTGGGCTATGCGGTGGATTCCGGTCGATGAGGCGCAACTTGAGGTGGCGGCGTTCAGCGACTGGACCGGTCTGTCCCGAGCGACAGACCGATTCTCGGTAGCGACTAAACCGCCTGCTCTGGTGCAGCTTGAAGTCCTGGCTGCGCCTTACATCAATTAGCAGCGCATATCTATCACTCTGACGGACGCAGTACGCCCGACTTCATGCGTTGTAGGGCGTCGTAGAAGCGCGCATTGCTCACGGCTTGGCGAGCCCCGCATTTGCCGCAGGCAATGACCGCGCCGCCGTGCACGGTGACGAGCTGGGGAGCGCCTGACGCTTCCACGATGTGCTGGCATTTGAGACAAGTTGCAGTGATTGAGGTCAAGCGAGTCAATCGTTCTGGTGTTCCCTCTGTGTCACCTACAATGCCGGTGAGATGGAAGTGGCCGGTGTTGAGCATGTCTGAAATCTCTAGATCTGCGTGGCCGAGAGGGAGATGCTATAGGGACGGCCTGTAGCAAACGAATTCGCCAAAGCGTCGTAGCTGTGTCTGCAACGTTAGGCGCTCTCCCGTGACAGGGGTGTATCTGCTGGTGCTGCTGTCTTCGCATGAGCTTTAGTGCTGTCGCAGGTTCTGAGAGGCGGATGCCTATGATGCGTCCCATGCTCCCTCCCGACTTCCGATGGCGTTCCGTAGCCAGCCGCCCAGACGGTCTGCCCGATGCGCTGCTGTGCGATGGCGTTGAGGTGTTGCGGCTGAGCCAGCGCGTGGACGATCACGTGTGGTTGGTCTTGGTGGATAGGCATATCCCATCCGACCGGCTGAAGGGCAGGGTGTGCACCAGCTACGAGCAGGGCTTCGTCGGGTCGGAGCTTTGGGCTATTCGCCACCAGGACCGTCTGCGCCTCGAGGTGCAGCAGCAGCGCAGACTGCGCGAGGCCCTGAAGCTGGGTTCAACGCCGCCTGCGCCAGATCTCAAGCACCGTGGCGCAGCGCCTCGGTGATCTGCTCCCTGATGATCGCTAAGCCCTGATGGAGGGCCGCTTGATACATCGGCCTCGGCACGTCGCCCGCTAGCGGGGTCGGGGCAAGCGCTTGGTCGGTTATGCGGTTCAGTGTATGCAAGATGACGTCAGGCGATGGATGGGTGGCGATCAGCAACCGCAATCCATATTCCAGCGCTTTAACGTGACCCATGAGCGCGTGGATCTGGCTCTCGACCTGTTCTAGCCGTTCGTCGGTCGACGTTCCTGTCTCGTGGTCCATGGCGAGCTCCTTGGGGCGTTTTGCAGCAGGCTACCAGCAGATCCTCTGCAAGCCGAGTCCGCGTGCCGCATTCGGCCAGTCGTGACCGCTGGACGGGGCAGGGGCGCCCAGCGATAGTTCAGCTTCGCTAGGCGGACTACTCTATGAGCATCCTCAACGTCCTTCTGACCCCTGAAAAGCTCTTGGTGGCCGTGGACACGCTGGCCGAGGATGCCATGACTGGGAGGCCTTCTTCCGGCGCCAAGCTCCTGCTGATTCCCCAGCACAACCTCGTGATGGCCACCCGAGGGTCGGCCCAGTTCTTCCTTCGGCTGTACGAGCTGAGCCTGCAGGCCAGCTTCCGGGCGGACTTCACCATGGAGCAGCTGATGGCCGAGCTGGGGCTGGTGATCGAGCAGCTGTGGCCCGACTACGTGGCTGCGGCTGACCAGGCCGGGATCCCCCGGGACCAGCTTCATACCGAGATCGTGCTGGGTGGGTGGTCGCCCAAGAACGGCCGGATGTTGGCTACGGCCTACGCCAAGAGCGCCAATGGGGAGCGGGTCATCGCCCAAGCGCTGGAGGGAGGCTTAGCTTCTCCAGGCGATCCGCTACGCGGCAGGCCGGCCAGCTTTGAGATGGCCGCTGTGTTGGAAGCGGGGCGTCTCCAAGCCGAATACCTCAACCAGGCGGGCCGTCTGGTCGCTGGTGGTCGGCTTCTCGCCGCACTGCTACAGCCCGATGACCTTCACCTGCGGGACTTGGGGAAGCTGTAGAGGTTGGCGCGTCGGCACTACGGCAGCTGGCCGGCATGGGCAGAAGATCGCCCACGAGTTGGGGAAGCCTAGGCTGGCGGCGTCTTGGAGCGGCGGTTGGCACAGCCGAAGGATAGCTAGGCCGTAGTACCCACTCGTGCAGATCGTGCTAACGAAAAACCCCGCCTAAGCGGGGTCTTCGAAATTGAACAACTACCGCGCATCAGCCGCCGTTGGCGGCCTCCTCGAAGTTAGCTAAGTTCTGCAGAGCCTTACGGAGCTCATTCTTTTCGTTTTCGGTCCAGGCACGATGGGGCTGTCCGGTCGGAGCCGAAAGGCTCAGGCTGCCGGCTTCCAGTCCCTGGGCTACCGACTGCTGGTTCCACTGCGCCAGCGGAATTACCTTCTTCGTGTTCAAGTCCATGACATGACCCCTATTCAATAGCTGTTCCTCAACTTCTTTCAGACTAACGACCTGCTGATGAAGGTTGTGTCGCATAGTCTGAACTTCTACGTACTTCGTTTCGCCGCCGGTCATCGGATCAATGCTTCCAGCGGACGCCACCGCAGTCTTCCCGCAGTGATTCAATACATAGCAGTCGCGCGCGGCCACAGCGCCACTGCCGGAAAATTTGGCTTCGTCCTCGTGGTCGAGATACCAGCCGAAGCTATACACGAGCCTTCCTTCCGGCTTCGTGACCAAGCTCACAACAATGCTCTGTACCGAACCATTCGGTTCATATCGTTCAGTATCGGGCAACCTGGCTACGTCGAGAACGGGAGCGCGAAACCACGCCTTCCAAGCTTCGATCAACTTTGCGTCGCCTGCACAAATCAGAGACCCGAAATGCCGGTCTGCGATCTTGTCGAAACCCGTGTCATCTACAAAGACGACGTATCCTTGGACTTCGTTCAGAATCGACCAGCGCGAATCGCTGGCGACAACTAGTTTGCGTCGATCAATGACGTTGGTGGTCATGCACTTCCTTGTAGCCCCTGTAATTGCGATCTCAAGTTGCGAGACTGAGTTCACAGGCGTGAATACTATTGACGTCGAACCTTTTCCACAATTCCCATCAACGAATCTTGTCAATGCCGGAAGCATTTATCCGACGAACGGTCGTTTGCTGTTGATAAGTCTGTGGACAGTCTCATGGAATTGCTGAGATTTAAGCTTCGGGCTTCACGTCGTCCCGTGTCGGTTTCGGCCTTTGCGCGGAACGGCCCCTCACGGGGATGGGCGAGCGATGGAGTCTCGGCGCATTGATGGCCTCCTGCGCCCTGGCGAAGACCCTTGAGGGGTTTGATCCACTGACCCCAAACTGACCCCGGCACCTTGGTAAGCCATTGATTTCCATAGATCGCATGCGATCACGGCTGATCGGCTTAGTCCTTGTTTTTGTTGATCTTCCCCGACCTTGACATGGTAGGGGTCACAGGTTCGAACCCTGTACCGCCCACCACTCCAGTCGCAGAGACTGAAGTGTGACTCACAGAAAAGCCGGCCATCAGGTCGGCTTTTTCGTTTGGGTCGGCGTTGGCCAGGCGCGCCACGGCGCACCTGCGACATTCACCGACATCCAGACGACGACCTGCCCGATAGCGCAGGTATCCGGCCCGGCCCAGCATCGGGTTTTGTGCCCGGAGCGTTGCATGGTCATCGCGGCAGGCCGCGACGGTGCGCCAGCGGCGGTTCCACTTCCCCTGTTCGGCAAGGCGTGCGCTGCAGCGCTGCTGATGGGCGTATGCGCCATCGTCTTCGCGCCGCAGTTGCTGCCGCGCGGGCTGGGGGCGGTGGCGGTTTGTGTCGGCTTGCTGGTGGGGGGCTGGCCCTCGCGATGGCGGTGGCTGGGCGCGGCGTTGCTCGGGGTGGGCTGCGCCTGTCTGCATGGTCACGCGGCGCTTGCGCGGCAGCTGCCTGCCACGGCAGCGGCGGTCGATCACGTGCTGCAGGGGCGGGTGATCAGCCTGCCCGACCACGGCGGACGTAGCAGCCGATTCCTGTTTCACGTTGACGACGATGCGGCGCTGCCGGTCGAGGTGCGCGACCGCGTGTTCGCGATGGGGTGGCATGCCCGGTCCGACAGCAGCGAGGATCCGCGTCGGCGCGTGCAGGCGGGCGCGCGCTGGAGGCTGCATGCACGGCTGCGCCCGCCACGGGGGCTGCGCAATCCCGGTGGCTTCGATGCGGAGCGCCACGCCCTGTTGCAGGGGGTGGCAGGGTCCGGACAGGTCCGTGAACCGGACAGCGCCCGTTTACTGGCGCCCGGCAGCGGGCTGCCCGCCTGGCGTGAGCGCATGGCGGCGGCCATCGCCGCCCAGGTAAGCGGTGGCGGTGCGCGGTTCGTGCAGGCCCTTGCACTGGGCGATACCCGCGCGCTGACCCAGGCCGACTGGGACGACCTGCGCGCACTGGGCTTGACCCATCTCATTGCCATCTCCGGCTTCCACGTCGGTCTTGTCGCAGGCTTCGCTGCGTGGCTGGCCGGCTGCGCGTGGCGCGTGTGGCCGCCGCTGGGACGGTATTGGCCGCGCCCGCTGGGGATGGCCGTTGCCGCCGTCTCCGGCGCAGCGGTGTACGCCGCGGTGGCGGGCTTTGCGCTGCCGACCGTGCGCACCGTGCTGATGATTGCCGTGCTGGCCGCCGCCCGCTGCAGCCGGCGCCGGGTGACGGTCGGGCAGGCCCTGGCGCTGGCCGCCCTGGCGGTGTTGCTGGTGGATCCGCTGGCCGTGTTGGCGCCCGGCTTCTGGCTCAGCTTCGCCGGGGTGCTCTGGCTGGTGTGGTGCCTGCCGGGGCGCGACCCGCGTTGGCTGCGCACCTTCCTGGCGGCGCAGGGCGTGGCCACGCTGGCGCTGCTGCCGCTCACCGTGGCGCTGTTCGGCCAGGCCTCGCGTGCCGGGCCGCTGGTCAACCTGCTGGCGATTCCCTGGTGGAGCCTGGTGGTGGTGCCGCTGGCGCTGCTGGGCACGGCACTGGAAGCGTTGGTGGAGGGGGCAGGGCGCTGGCCGTGGCAGCTGGCCGCGTGGTGTTTCGAAGCCAGCTGGTGGCTGCTCGGCTACGCGGCCCGCAGCCCGCTGGCGCTGTGGTGGCTGCCGCAGGCCCGCGACGCGGCGTTGCTGGCGGCGGTGCTCGGGGTGGCCTGGCTGCTGCTGCCGCGCGGCAGCGGTGGGCGGCTGCCGGCGGCCCTGCTGTGCCTGCCGCTGCTGTGGCCGGCCCAGCAGCGCCCGGGCGACGGCGAGGTGGAGCTGCTGGTGATGGATGTGGGGCAGGGCATGGCCATATGGGTGCGAACCCGCACCCACCGGTTGTTGTACGACACCGGTCCCGCTGCGACGGGCGGGTTCGATGCCGGCGAGCGGATCGTCGTGCCCACTCTGCACGCGTTGGGCGAGGGGCGGCTGGATCGGCTCGTGCTCAGCCACGGGGATCGCGACCACGCCGGCGGAGTTGCAGCGGTCAGGCGCGGCTTCCCGCGTACCCCGTTGCTGGCACCGCAGGGTGCGCTGCCGGGCATCGATGCGCCCTGCCACGCCGGGCAGTCCTGGCGCTGGGACGGGGTCGACTTCCAGATTCTGCATCCCCGGCCGGGCACTCCATACCAGGGCAACGAAAGCAGCTGCGTGCTGCGTATCGTGACCGCGCAGGGCGCGATCCTGCTGGCCGGCGATATCGGTGCGCGCAGCGAGACGCAGCTGCTGCAGGCGCCGTCCACGCTGCGGGCCGCGCTGGTGGTGGTGCCGCATCATGGCAGCGATGGCTCTTCCAGTGCCGCCTGGGTAGCCGCGGTGGCGCCCCGGCTGGCGATTGTCTCGGCCGGGCACGGCAACCGCTTCCGGCACCCGCGGCCGGCGGTGGTCGCGCGCTGGCAGGACGCCGGTGCCGAGGTGCTGGGCACTGCCGACAGTGGCGCGCTGCGCGCCTGGCTCGGGCGTGAAGGCCTGCACGTGCGTGAACAGCGGGTTTTTCAGCCGCGTTGGTGGGATGCCGCGGAGCGGGCGCGGTCGGCTGCTATCCTATCGGCGGTCAAACAAGCGGCTGATGGGCCGGAGGGTTGAAACGTGTGGGAACTGGTCAAGGCCGGTGGCTGGCCGATGGTGCCGCTGCTGCTGTTGGGCGTACTGGCTTTGGCAATTGTCCTGGAGCGTTTCTGGACCTTGCGGCGTAACGAGGTCCTGCCCCCCGGGCTGGGCCAGGAAGTGCGCAACTGGGCCGCGCGCGGCAAGCTCGATCCCAGCCACATCCAGTCGCTGCGAGCCAACTCGCCGCTGGGTGCGCTGCTGGCGGTGGCGCTGGAAGCACGCAACCGCCCGCGCGACCAGATCCGCGAGCGCATCGAGGATGCCGGTCGGCACCTGGTGCACCGCATGGAGCGTTTCCTGAACGCCCTCGGCACGATTGCCTCGGCCGGTCCGCTGCTGGGCCTGCTGGGCACCGTGGTGGGCATGATCCAGATGTTCCTGGGCATCCTCGACCACGGCGTGGGCGACGTGAACCAGCTGGCCGGCGGTATCGGCAAGGCGCTGGTGTGCACCGCCACCGGCATGATCGTGGCGATTCCGGCGCTGATGTTCCATCGCTACTTCAAGGGCCGCATCGGCGGCTACGTGATCGAGATGGAGCAGGAAGCCAGCGCGCTGCTGGATGCGCTGGA